GATCGCCTGCGTGCGGCGGTTGGCGTCGAAGCCGACAGACACATGCCAGTTCACCTCTTTGCTGTCCTCCCGGGCTTGCCCTACCAGACGCTCGTAAGCGCTGTTGAACGCCATGCGCGCACCAACCTTGTCACCGGCATCGAGAACAGGTTTAGCGGCTGCCAGTGCGAGCTGGATTTCGTCGGTCAGCACCACGGTTTCGAATTCATCGTTGGTGGTCATGGCGATCGCCCACGCTTCGTCCTTGCCCGGGCGGCCGTCAGCGGCCTGCACTCGCTGGAGAATGTCTGCCATTGCCAGCTTGCCCTTCACCTCGAAGCGGCAGGCCTTCAGCGCGGCTTTCACGGAGGGCACCGAGTAAGCGCAGAGGTCTTCAGCCATCATCGCCGCAGTGCCTGGGTTCATTTCCTGGCCCATGGCCTCGGCGGTGGCGCAGATCGCTGCTGCGAGGCTGGCAACCTGCTGATCATCCATTTCAAATGTACTCATTGCGTTCCCCTGCTTTGCGCTTCGCCAAGACCATTTGTGCGGCCTGTTCGGCGGCGGAGACGTTCGCCTCGGTGCGCTCCATCTGGCGTGCGGTTGTCCCGTTGATGCGCTGACCGGTCACCCACTGGGTGTGGTAGCTCTCGGCGTTGGCCAGCAGCTCGTTGAGGCTGTGGCACTTGCGCAGAACACCGGCGTCGCTGGTCTTTAGGTAGTGAGCCGCGACGTGGTGGGCAACATCGGCACCGAGGCGGTCGACCAGTTGGCCGAGCTGTCCGCCGACTTTGGCGTTCCACACCGGCCAAGTGCTGTAGCGCTTGCGGTAGGCCATGGCGTAGTTCGCCCAGACCTTGAAGGTTTTGCAGGACTGGTCTTTCGGGCCTGGCATGTCAGCGGGAATCTCGACCCGTGGCGCGTCGGTGTGACCAACCACCAGCACCAGGTTGCGGGCCGGCTTGCCGGAGCCGCTCTGCAAGTCCTGACTGGTTTCCTGATTGGTATCCTGATGATTGGTATCCTGATTTGTCGGAGATTTTTCCGACCCTGGCTCGGATTTTTCTCCGACCTTGCTCGGATTTTTTCCGAGGTAGATCGGATTTTTTTCCGACCTTCGTTCTTCGGTGGGGTCGGATATTTTTCCGACCCATCCAGCTTCTGGTTCCACTCGATTGCCTTCTCGGTCAGGCGGAACAGTGTGATGTTCGAAGTGCTGGAAAGCTCAATCAGACCAGCCTCTTCCAGAGCCTTCAGCATGCGGTAAGCGGTGTCTGGCTTATCGGTGAGCAACGGTAGCTCCTCGATGATCTTGGCTTTGCTCAACGCGAAGAAGATCCCGTCGTCAGTCTTGATTGGTTTGGTCCAGCTAGGGCAGCCGTAGACGAAGGCGAACAGCAGGGCCTGCTGAGAATTCAGCCCCCACTCCAACGCCTTCACCTGATTGATCGTGACGGTGAACTGCATGTCAGGTGTTCCTGACGTGAACGGCAAAGACAAAAGTCCGCGACACGTTTTGAGAATTCTTAAAACGTGTCGCGACACTGTTAGGGGTATTGCTCGAATTGGGTTGGCTCTGCATAATCGGGCCTCTCTAGTTTTGCAAATGAGCCGACCTTCTCCGTCGGCTTTTTTGTGCCCGGGATTTAGGCAAGCTTCAAATGCGGTCGGTGTTTTGCGATCAGTGCTTCAGCCTTTCGGCCAAGCTCCCCTGCCCGCGCTTCAACCTGACGGCACTGCTCGGCGAACGCCGGCAGGTGCGGCAAGTCCTCTTCGCACATCACCTGGTCATCAAAGATTTCGCTGCCGGTATCGATCACATCGCCCAAGGCGCGGATCAGCGCACCGAAGCTTTTGTTGGCGCACTGATCGCTTTGCATCTGGCGGGCACCGGTCAGCCCGTGGCGACCGGCAAGTTCGTTGATGCAGTGGTCTCGATACTCGGGCTCCAGAGCATTCACCCAAGACTCTTCCAGCCACGACGGTATTTCCTGTTCGCCGGACAGCCAGCGCTGCACACGCTTCAGCCAGCGGCCTGTAGCCTTCACAAATTCGCCGACCTCGTTCAGGCGCGCCAACTCAGCGAAGTCTGGAACCTTGGCGTCCTTGATCTTCGCCTCCGGCACGCGCACGTAGATCTCCCGGCTCAAGGCTTGGGCAAAGTCATCCTGGCTCAGGCTGGTTCGGGCGATCTGGTTGGCGGCATGCGCCACCAAGACCTGATCTCGGGTTTGTGCGGTGTGTCTTGGACTGGACGTTTCCATGGGGACTGCTCTCTTCTAATCTGTCTTCAACGGATTGGCGTGGCGGGTCGAACTTACGAAGCGTTCTTCCACTGGATACCCGGAAGGCACTCTTGCCGAGTCACCTTCCCGCCTGTTGCGTGTTCAATTTCAATGGCGCGTTCCGCAGTGATGGAGCGGTCGCCCGAGATCAAACGAGAGAGGTAGCTCGCCGGAATGCCGAGGCTCAGGGCGAGGCGTTTTCTTCCGCCGCGCGGAAGCTGCTTTGCGTACGTGGGGAAGTCCATACGTATTTACCTTCTGGTTCATTTATGCACGAATTTACCACAAATGTTTACCAAGTAAAGGTAATTTCCCCAAAGGGAAATAAAGGTTCTAATGGGGAGATGGATATCAAAGACATACGCAGAGCCAGAGTTCGCCAGATCATTGATCGCGACTTCGGCGGAAAAGACGCTGACTTCGCCGCCCGCGTGGATAAGCAGCCGTCCTATATCTCCCGGCTTTTCACCGACAAGGCCGAGCATCTCCGGAACATCGGGGAGAAAATGGCGCGCGACTTCGAAATGAAGTGCGGGCTTGCACCTGGCTCCCTTGATCGCCCATTGAGCGAGGGGGAGCTATCGGCAGCTTCGGCGTCTGGTGCTACCAAGCCGAGAATTCAAGTCGAGATCCCAATGTCCTCCATTGAGACCTGGGACGATGAAACCCCTCTCGATGAAGACGAGGTCTACGTCCCCTTCCTTCACGAAGTCGAGCTGGCGGCCGGATCAGGCAGGTTCGCGATCGAAGAAAATGCCAACTCACGTCTGCGCTTCAACAAAAAGGATCTGCGCCACAATGGCGTTCAGTTCAGCAACGCGAAGTGCGTGAGAGTTGGCGGGAACAGCATGATGCCTGTGCTGCGCGACGGCGCCACGGTTGGCGTGAACGTGGGGAAAAACTCACTGAGCGATATCGTCGACGGCGAGATGTACGCCATCAACCACAACGGGCAGCTCCGCGTGAAACAGGTCTACCGGATCCCGGTCGGTATTCGCCTGCGCAGCTTCAACCGCGACGAACATCCGGACGAGGACTACACGTTCCAGCAGATCCAGGAGCAGCAGATATCAATCCTGGGGCACGTGTTCTGGTGGGCGATGTATTCCAGGTAACCTTTCGGATCAGTCGCTGTACTACGATTAAACATACGAGCCTGCACAGGCGTAAAATTTCGTTAGCTTTTTCAATCAGACCTTCTTGGCCCACATCAGTACCGGTTTTAGAAAAAATTTTTTGGCGGGTATTGGGGTATGTGATGGGATGGCCGTTCGTATGGCTACCTTATGTCCGATCGCAACACCTTTCGAACGCGACTAATGGCGTTATGCCTTAACCTTCAGTATGATCGCGCGAATTTTATCATCTCGCTGTATGCCTGGCTGGAGCCAGGGAGCCTAAGGATTGGGGAATGTTTCGGAAAGTCTATGCCATCAGGTTTGATAAACCGGCAGGGAACGGTAGAAACCGCGCTTGCTTTGTCACCTGCATGAACGCTGACGGTGAACGGTCTGAGGCTATTGTTAAGTTTAGCGCTGGCTGCGAGAGCGGTGTAGGGGCTCTGATTCGGGAGGCACTCTCAGCATTTTTTGCATCCGATCTAGGCCTACATATCCCTGAGCCGCTACTGGTTGAATTACCCGATGGATTCACAGCGGGCCCGTCCTATCCAGAGCACAGCGCTTTTATACGAACGAGCTCTAAATTTGCTTTTGGATCAACGAAGCTTGCGCCAGGCTACCAAATCGTATCACCAGCACACCCGGTACAAGGGCCGCTGATTCAGAAGGCTGCGGAAATTTTTGTCTTTGACACATTCACTGCCAACTACGATCGTGGACCTCAGAATCCAAATTGTCTCACTCAGGGCGATTTCGTTTCGATCATCGATCATGAACTGGCGTTTCTGATGGGATCCATCCTTTTCTGGAAGAGTCCATGGGTGGCGGGCGGCGGTGAGTCACTGAGCACGGTCGACAAGCATGTATTTTGGATCCATGTTAGAAAGCAGAATATCGACCTAGCGAACATGAAAAACTGCCTTGAGAACATCGATGATGCTAGGCTAGATTCCTACATAGCAGCACTCCCGGATGAGTGGCTGGCTGGACAAGGGAACGTTATTGCCAATGAGATAGTCTCTTACATACGAGACCTCAGAACCAATAGCACTGAGGCTTTTAATGAAGTTGTGAGGGTGCTTTCATGATCAACTTCCAAAATTATGAATTTTCAGTTTTAAGATATGTGCACGACACATTAACTGGAGAATTCGTAAATGTTGGCGTTGTTATATATTGCGAAAAAGAGAAATGGATTTCGGCGCAATGCAGGAACACTTATGCTCGGGTTTCAGCTGTCTTTCCAAATCTGAACAGCTCGCACTTCCGAAGAATGATGAAATTCGTACAGGCGGAGTTTTCTAAAGCTAACAACTCTCTGAATACTGAATTACAATTCAGTGAGATTGAGTCTTTGCAAACTTTACTACACCGCGTCCTGCCGAAAGATGATAGTTCGCTGCAGTGGTCTACCGTTTCTGCCGGTTTGACTGTGGATCTTGATGCAGAACTTTCAATTCTATTTGAAAGGTACGTTTCTCATTATGATATCAGGCCAGTCCGTGAGAGACGCACTGAGCAAGATATGTGGAAGGATTTCAAGAAAACTCTTGAGAAGTTCACCTTAACGGAAGATTTTCAATCCAAGAGAATTGCTGTTAAGGATGACGAAATTGAGTTCCAGCATTCTTGGAAAAATGGAATTTGGCATTGTATAGAGCCAATATCATTCGATCTATCTGATGTAGACTACTTCAAAGATAAAGCTCATCGCTGGCTCGGCCAACTGTCGAGCATCAAAGATGCGGCCGAAACTTTTAAAGTTTATCTTTTGGTGAGCCCTCCCACCGACACTGAGCTACAACCTGCATTCAATAGGGCATTAAGCATATTGAGAAAAATACCCGTTGAAAGTGAAATTTTTCTCGAAAATGATGCCCCATTGCTAGCAGAGGAAATACAGAAAAAAATGGATCTTCACAGCCAGTCTATTCATTGACAGAAAATCTCGTAGCCCGGTAGCAATATGAAAAAGATAGCAATCGCTGGACTGGTAGCGCTTCTCTCAATTGTTTCAGTCTCGGCATCTGCCTGTCCAAAGGGCACGCATCCTACAGGCGGTACGGGATCGCACCATAAGGGTGGCTCCTGCTCATGAGATGAAGCCCGGCCCAGCGCCGGGCTTTTTCATTCCGCCCTTCCCTCCTACGTACCGCCCTCGAGCCCCTCGACCGAGTGCGCATAGAAGGCTGTCGCCTCCTCCACCAGCCCGGCTGGTCATCACCGTCGGCGCCCCCACTCTGGAGAAGAACAACGTTGTGGCATTCCATGAATCGCACACAAATAGCTTCGCGTCGACTATGCTCACTAGTACTCATGAACTTAATAGCCCGCCTCCCTTGGCGGGCTTTTTTTGCTCGCGCAAACTGTCTTCTGCAAGGCGTAAACCCCGCGTCCGTGCAGAGTGCATGCCCTCACCTCGCCATCAGCTCTGCGAAATGCTTGAAATCGTTGAGTCTTTTACTTTCGGGCAGTTGGCACAGAAGATGCCCTTACTACTGGGAGAACGTGAACCGCAGCCGGAGAGCTGCTGACGCTAACCTGTGATA